TCTTTTTAGATAAAGCACAATTTGCTAAACCATAAAAAGATTGTTGTTGTGTATCAATAAAAAATCTTGTGTTATCCCATATCTCTTCTCCATTTTCATCATATATAGATTTAAATTCAAAGAAATCTATAAGAAGTTGAAATCTATCCGCAGATAAAAAATCATCATAAATAGTAAGATCAAAACCTTGGAATCCTGAATTAAACCCATACGCATTTGGATTTTTTGTTAAGTAAATATCTTGAAATTCTAATCCATATATCTCTACAAATTTTCTAAATAAAACTTTATCACAATTTGCATTTGCAGGTTCTGCTATAAACATAGGTGTTTTTGATAGTATAACATCACAAGGTAATTTAAAATCATCATGAATTATAATATCATCATCATAGACTAAATAATAATCCTCTAGCTTTACTCTTCTTAAATAGTGTCCTATTAAAACATGATAAATACCTAAATAAACAGAAAATTTTTCTTGATAATCTAGTCCATACGCTGTTTTTACATAATCATTAAAAAACTTTTTATCATAAGAATAAAGATATTTTATTTCTTTATCAATAACTTCAGACCAGTGTTCATCATCTTTAAGACCTAATTCATTTCCTATAGAATCCCATATAACATGAAATTCAACTTTAACGTCTGGATATAAATTATTTATTTTTGATTGTATTTGATGTAATGCAAAAAATGATTGCTTATTCTTTGCTCTCATCAAACTTGAAATAATAATTTTACTCATTTTATTTATATTTAATTTTTAAATTCCCTAATTCATATTCACCTTTTTCTTCTATGGATTGTAATATATAGGGTAAAGTTTGTAGATATTCAAAATCCTGATTTTGTAATGATCTCATATCAAACTGTACGCTTATATCACTTCCTGGTTCATTTATTAGTTTTATAAACTCTTGTAATTGAGGAGTGCAGTTTTCTCCTTTTATTTCTACGGGTATTCTTTTGTATGGTATACCATTAGCTAAGGTATACTGTCTCATATATTCCCATGTAGTTTTCCATTTTTTTATATATAAACCAGCGGTAGTTTTACTAGAGTCTATTCCTTCTTGACCAGATCTAGAAGTTAAACTTCCCATATGATAAACTAAACTATTTAATACATGAATAAACTTATATCCTGCTTGATGAAGTCTTATCATTAAGTCTCCATCCTCATAAAAATATGGTTGAAAATACTCATCAAAACCTCCTACACTATCAATAGAACTTTTATATCCAGCCATAAAAAATCCTCCAAAAGGAGAATCTATAGTTGAACTAGGAATTTTTTTTACATGGTCTTCACAAAATTCATTAAACTTATCTATATTAAAAACATCCATTGACCTACCAAAATTCATTATAGGTTTTTGGAAAGTGTTTGGATCATTATATAAAGGAGGTTCCACTGTTGTAAAATTACAAAACTGTGTTTCTGATATGTGAGGTATTATATTTTCTAAAAAATTCTTTGCTAAAAAAGTATCATCATGAAAGAAAACAAAACACTTTTTACTGCAATTCTTAAGAGCTAAATTATATCCACCACTAACATAAACTCTTTTATTAGTATATACTTCTACTAAATTAGAATCTTTAGGATCTATTTTTATATCAGAATTATTTTCATAGACTATTACAATTTCGTTATCAGGATAATTAAATCTTATTGATTGATAAGCTCCTAAAAGCCTATTCATATCTTTTGCTTGAGTAACTATTAAAAAACTAAAATCATTTAAAGTAATCATAACATTTATCTATGAATATATCTAATTGTTTTATTGTATTTTGTTCTATACTATCTAAATGATCATTAAATTCATTCCTTATACTTTTAGCCCTATCTAAATCATTTAGTCCGTATGCTAGGTATTTATTTAATTCATACCCTTTAAAAAAATCTTCTTTAGTTTTATTATGAGGAACTACTATAGTATCTGTGCCACACATTAAACTTTGTATACTAATATATGTATAGTTATCATAACAATAAAAAATATTTTTAGAGTTAAATAGATTAGATAATCCTACTAGATCTCCTCCTGATTGATATGGTATAAATGTACTATTTTCTGGATGTATAAATTGTTCTGGCTTTATATAGTCTTGTGCTTTTCTTAACATCCAACAAGATCCTGATTTATTTAAATTTCTATTATAGAATATTTCTCTATGTTGTTCTCCTATATATAAAATATTATCTTTATCTTTATTATATTTTTCTGTCATATAAAATGGAAGATACCAAAACCACAAATCTTTATCAGACCACGTATTAATATGTACCTCACTTGGAAAACCAATCATCCATCTTACTACATTTTTTGCATTTAAATAATTTCCATACCAACTTTCTGGATATATTACAATAACATCATCTAAATTATCTAACACTTCTTGTGTTACCATTTTAGTATTGTAATTTTCATATACACCAAATGGTTGATTAAAGTCTAAAGGAATTAGATATGCATCTTCTCCTCGTTCATTTAATAGATGGCATAGCTTATGAAGAACTTTTAAACCTCCTATTCCCATATCAAAACCATGCGTACTTATTAAAAACTTTTTCATAGATTATTATATTTTTCATCCATATACCAATAGATTTTTTTAGAATATTTTTCTTCTCCAATACAATGGGCGGCATCTATAATATTAGGAAGTTCTATTATTCTTAATTTATCCATAGCATGAGCTATAACCGCAGGTGAAGATAGATTAGATACCATAAGTGAACAAGAGTTAATACAAGTAAACCATTCATCTAATGTAGAAACTTTTAAAAATGGAATATTCTTTCCATATTCTTTATAATCTTTTTCTGATGATGATATAAAAATAACTTTATCTTTATACTCTTCTAATATTTGATTATGAGGAAAATAATGATTTAATCTAATAGGATTATACCTACGATGAATTAATACTTTATCTGATAATTCATTTATTTTTTTATCATAGGATATCCAATTGTATTCTCCACTAATAGAAAAATCAAAAGTTTTACTATATAATTCAGACCAGCATGTTTTATATATATAAGGAGAGTTTACATATGTTCCAAGATCTATATATCCTTCTGATAATAACTTATCATTATATATTTTTATAAGAGAATTTTTTTCAGGAGTTTGTATAGGATCTAATTCATATTCCGTAAGAATATTTAATGAGTTTATATAATCTTGTTGAGCCATTATAGGAGTTAATTCTGCATATGTATTTTGTATTCCAAATTCCCATCCTATATTGTACATGTATACATTTGCTTTAGTATTATTTTTTAAACACAAGTGCTTAACAGCAAACATTGCATGTAAAAAATCCCCTAACTTACCTCCCATTAAAAAATTACTATACATTAATTTACTTTGAAATTATTTCAAATTTAGGACAAGGAACAATAAACTTACCTCCATTTTCTAAAAACTTATTCTCTCTATTAATAAATTCTGATATGAAATGCCAAGGCAAAACTATCATATAATCAGGTTTCATTGCTCTAACTTCATCTTCTGATTTAATTGGGATATTTGTTCCAATTGTTTTTAATCCATACTTGTAAGGTGATCTTTCTGCTATAGCATCAATTAGCGTATGATCTAATCCAAACCATTGTAATAAAGTATTTCCCTTAGTAGATGCACCATAACCACATATTTTTTTTCCTTTAGCTTTTTCTTGCTTAATAAAATTTACAGTTTGATTTTTTAAATCTTCTATATCAGACATAAACTTATCCCACACTTCTTTTTTACCTATGTCAAAACTAGTATTTTCATAGTTAAGTAAAGATTGAATTCTAAAATTACAAACGTCTCTTAAAGGACTTGTGCCAAATGATGTAATATTAGCGGTTTCTTTTTGGACATATACTCTAAAACTTCCACCATTAACGTCATTTAATGTACAATCTACTATTTTTAATTTATGTCTTTCAAATAATTTTTTAATTGAATTTAGTGAATAGTAATAAGCATGTTCATGACATATATTATCAAATGCTAATTGCTGAATCATTAACGGAGTATATGACATTTGTAAAACCCAAATACCATTGTCATCTAATACTTTATTTATATCTTCAATAAAAGGATCAGGATTTATAAGATCATAAAACATAGCAATAGTAGTAATTACTTTTGCTTTTTTATTTAAATTTAATTTACTATAAGCATTATAACTAAAATAATCTTGAACAACTTTTGCATGTTTAGATGACTCTTGTAAAAAGGTATCATCAGCAGGATCAATTCCTACTTTTATAAATCCTTCCGGTATTTGTTTTAATAAAGTTCCATCATTACAAGCTATATCTAACCAAATATCTTCTTTATTCCATTTAATTCTAGAGGTTATTTCTTTTACTATATCTCCAAGTTCTTTGGTCATAGTAGTATTAATACTAGATCTGTACCAATATTTACCCCACATAGTATTAGAAGGAGCTATTTCAATAAGTTTTGCTGCACCTATTGTTTCATCTAGTTCTAAGTCTAAACTATATTTCTTTTTATTTTTATAGTCTTCTTCTGAATGTACAAAATCAGATACGTAGTGATCTCCTATTTTAACTATTTTCATTGTAGTAATTTTAAATCGTTATTAACCATTAATTTAATCATATCTTCAAAACTTGTTTTAGGCTCCCAACCAAGTTTGTTTTTTATTTTACTATAATCGCCTTTTAAATTATCAACTTCATTTGGTCTGATGAATTCAGGATTTATTTTTATATAATCTTTATAATTAGATATTCCAACAGTATTAAAAGCTATTTCTAAAAGATATTTTAATGTATGAGACTTATTAGTTGCAATTATATAATCATCTGATATTTTATCTTGTAGCATCATCCACATAGCCTCAATAAAATCTGGGGTATATCCCCAATCTCTGCTAACATTTATATTCCCTAATTCAATAAAATCTTTTTTACCTAATGAAATTTCAGCTACAGATTTAGTTATTTTTCTTGTAACAAATTTAGGATCTCTTCTTTCTGATTCATGATTAAAACTAATTCCATTACATGCATATATTCCATAAGATTCTCTATAATTTTTTATTATCCATTGAGCATATAATTTAGCACACCCGTAAGGAGACTTTGGATTTAATGTTGTATCTTCATTAGCAATAATATTTTTTAAATTTCCAAATATTTCACTACTAGATGCTTGATATAATTTTATATTAGGATTAATATTTTTTATTATTTCTAATATTTTTAATACTGCTACACCATTAACATCAGCAGTATATTCTGGGAAGGTCCAACTATTTGGAGCAAACGATACTCCTCCAAAATTATAAATTTCATCAGGATTACTTAATTCTATTGCATTAGCTATTGATTTTTTATCACTTAAGTCCGCTTGCAGTAAATGAATTTTATGTTTACAAGCTTCTATATTAGAATGTTTAACATCTATATTTCTAGAGGTTCCATATACTTCATATCCTTTATTTAAAAGGAAGTCTGCCATATGACTACCAACCATACCATGAATTCCAGTAATTAAAGCTTTTTTCATTTTATAAAATTTAAATAATTTTTTAGTATGATTATTTAAATTCTTTTTGCCAATACTCAATCATTTCATCTAACATAGATTCAAAAGTATATTCAGGTTTCCAATCTGTATCTTTTTTTAATTTAGTTGGATCTCCTTTAAGATCATTTAATTCTTCTGGTCTAAAAAATTTTTGATCTTGTTTAATATAGTTTTCCCAGTTCATGTCTAATCTACTAAAAACATATTCTACAAGTTCACGAACAGTGTGAGATATTCCTGTTGCACATACATAATCTCCAGGCTTATCTAATTGAAGAATTAACCACATTGCTTTTACATAATCTTTTGCATGTCCCCAATCTCTTGATGCATCTAAATTACCTAAAACTAATTCATTAGATAATCCTAATTTTATTTTAACAGCTTCTTTTACTACTTTATTTGTAACAAAATTGGTACCTCTTCTTGGAGATTCATGATTAAATAAAATTCCATTTGATACAAATAAATTATAAGAATTTCTATAATTTCTAGTTATGTTATATCCAAATAATTTAGAACATCCATAAGGAGACACTGGATTCATCGGAGTATCTTCTCTTTGAAAACCATCTTGATCAATACAATTTCCAAACATTTCTGATGAAGATGCTTGGTACACTTTAGCAAGTGGTGAAACTTCTTTCACAACTTCCATTAAATTTAATACACCCATGCCAGTAGCATTAACTGTATAAATAGGTTGATCAAATGATATTCTTACATGAGATTGCGCAGCTAAATTATAGATTTCATCTGGGTTTATTTTATTGACTACTCTGTAAAGAGACGATATATCAGTCATGTCTGCATATTCTAAATTACTTTTTATTTTAGAATAAATCGTATTAAGTCTTGATGTTTGATTTTCAGAAACAGAATTACGTTTTAATATTCCATATACATCATATCCTTTTTCCAAAAGAAATTCTGTTAAATATGCACCGTCTTGTCCATTAATCCCAGTAATTAAGGCTTTTTTATTACTCATAATTGATTAATAAATTTATTAAGAATAGTTTCTATATAGTCTATCTTTTCTTTATTAATTACAGGCGATGTTCCTAAAAAGAATGTATCTGTTGTAACTTTTCTTGCTACAGGAAATTTCTCTATTACATCTTTAGGATCCATAAGTCCTTCATATGCTGGTTGTAACATTATATTACCTGCAAAGTAAGGTCTTGTTTGTATTTTATTTGCTTCAAAGAACTGACAAATATCTGATCTTTTAAATGGAGCATCATCCTTTAAAGTTACTGGGAACGCAAACCAATCTACATCTGCACCAGACTGCGCTTCATGTAAATGGAAGTACTGCTCATGCTTTTTAAATGCACTAAATAGATTCTTATAGTTTTCTCTTCTTTTTTGTCCAATCTCTTCTAGCTTCTCCATTTGCACCAATCCCATTGATGCCTGAAGCTCGATAGGTTTTAAATTATATCCAATTTCTTCATACACATATTTGTGATCAAACAAATCATTTGGTAATGCTGGTAGCCAATTATTGAATCTGCAACCGCAAGATCCTTTCTCTAATAAATTTTGTTTACCTATACAATAACAACCACGACCCCATTCTCTAAAACTACGAATGATTCTTTCAGTTTGTTCATCTTTACATGCAACGAATCCACCTTCTGCCATAGTCATATGATGTGCTGGATAGAATGAGCAACTTGCTAATTCACCAAACGATCCTAAAGGTTTTCCTTCATAAAAAGATCCTAATGCATCACAACAGTCTTCTAATAAAATTAATTCATACTTTTCAATAATCTTCATTAACTTATTCATATTAGGAGGGTTTCCTAATACGTGAGCAAATGTAATAATTTTTGCATCAGGATTATTTATACAAGCTTGTTCTACTTGATCAAGATCTAGATTAAGAGTTTCAAGTTCAATATCAACAAAGATAGGTGTAAATCCCACTTGTAATATAGGATTGATAGTAGTAGGAAAACCTGCGATAGGTGTAATTACTTTTGTGCCTTTAGGTAAGTTACGACCTCTTTTAGATGTCATAGCTAGCATCATTAATAGGTTTGCACTAGATCCTGAATTGGCTAGTAGTCCATAGTCTTTACCAAATTTTTTAGGAAATTTAGTTTCAAATTTATTTGCCTCAGCTCCTAATACCAACCATTCAGTAAGTAAACTTTTAACTGCTGCTACATATTCATCAGATGAGAAATATGGTCCTGCATATTGAACCCAATCTTTTCCTGCTTCCCAACTTTTTTTATAATGTTTTTCTTCTATATATCTTTGTACTAATCTAAGAATTTCTTTTTCTGTAAATTGATATCCTTCTAAATCTTGATACGTTTCTGATTTTGTCATAACTAGATTGTATTATAAAACTGATTTTGTTTTTCTTGTCGTACTATATCTTTAGGATGAAATAAGCAGTAACCTTCTTCTTGAGGCAGTAGCGAATACTCTTCAAAACCACTTAGTCTCTCATGTACTTTATTTATCCATTTAATCTTACTATTGTTTTTCCATATCCTCCATTGATAATCAGGAAAGTTGACCCATCCTTTTTCATCAATTCTCCATCCCCATTTTTGAATATGTTGTTCAGTTAAGTCTGATACAGTATTTATTCTAGGTACTAAAAGTACATCAATTGTTTGATTGTATTCTAATATATCTGCCAAGTTGCTAATTAAATACTGATGTGGATATTCATCTGCATCTATTTGAAAGATGTAATCTTTAGTGCAATGTTTACTCAAGTTATTTTTAAATGAGGCAAAGTCTTTATTAAGAGGGAATTCTATATAGTCTTTAGCAACCTCTCTAACTTCCTTAGTCGCATTAGAGTCTAATTGGACCACGATTTCATCCTCTTGACGTATATTATTACGTAAAACTTCTAATAGAAATGATAGTTCCCTGTGCTCGTTACAGGCGGTTATAGCATAACTAATTGATGGCATAACATTTATTTTATATCAAAGAAGCCAATATATTCACAAGCTTCAAAATAATCTTTACCAAAACTTTTTAGTGTCTTAGAATCTGATTTGTACTTTTTTCCTTTAAATTTAGGAAGTTCTTTTTCTTCTTTAGTAAGCTTTACACTTTTAATAGAACTCCACTCCCATTCTTCTTTTGAAGTACCATTGGCAAATACAGTTCCTTTACCTTCTATATTAATTACATTAGGATACCAAACTCTCCCATCTTCATCAGTTTGTTTTATATCTCTATAAAGCTCAGGAAGTTCATTTTCATATTCTTCAAAGTTAAATTCACCTTCACACATTAAATCATTTGTTTGAAAACCACAAGATAGACAAACATAAGCTTTGTGAAATTCATTTACAGGCTGAGTGTAACAGGACTCGGGCGCTTTACACTTTGGGCATGTTATTAAATTATCAGTCATTGAGTTGTTGTTTTGTTGTATATGTTATATTTGTTCCTGATGGTAATGAAGTGACGTCTGTTCTCCCAGATGCATTTAGAAAACCAGTCCCACCTACTCCTATAGAAAAGCTTTTGTTATCAGATACTTTTTCTAGAACTTCTTTTATTCTATCCCATTGTTTAGGTGTAGGAGCAAAGTCATTACAAGCTTCTACAAATCCTTTTAACCATATTGTAAATTCACTTGATGTCATTAGTCTACTTTTTTAAGTTTAGGAAGTTCAATCTTCTTTAATTGAGGAAGTTGTAGTCCTACTTGTTTTGGTATTCTATCTAAATAGCTAGCAAGTAAGTTTTTCATTTCATCAAATGAGAATTTAGTTTTAGATATATGAGACTGTCGTTTAGCAAATTCTTCATATTTAGAATATTTTTCATAAACATTTTTTAGGTAAGCACTTGCCTCATTAATATCTGGACTAAACCACATAGACTCTGCCAATATCATATTTTGTACTTGGGCAGATGGATGAACATTTTTTAATTCTCCGCCAATTAAACAACAGAATTCACGATCAAGAAAATCTATATGTCCAGACCAAGCAGATACTATAATTGGTTTTTTACTAAGTGTAAACTCTAATAAAGGTCTACCAAATCCTTCACCTTTAGTTAGATTAAACATTGCTTTAACTTTAGGATGGTTGTAAAGATTGTTAATATCTTTATCATCTAATTCACCATGAAGTAAATATACACTAGGTAAATCTCCATCAACTGTATTTTTAATAGCATCTATCTTTTTAAGCATTTCATCACGGTCCATTATACTAGATCCTGCACCAGATGTTTTCATTATTAATGCAGGTTTATTTTTTTTACCTTTAAATGTTTCTAGAAATGTTTTTAGCATTAAGCTAGTATTTTTTCTATCTTCACCAATTTCTCCTTGAAGCCAATGTCCTACATATAGAAAACAAAACTCTTCTTTGATTTCGTCTAATTCAAGCACTACGTCTGTTTCTTCAAGATCTTCATCTTCAATATGAAAGTATTTATTTAAATCTACTCCTTCAAATAAAACTTCAACTGGCTTTTCAAGTTTCACTACTCCAAGAACTTGATTTTGTTGATCTCTTTTTTCAAATGTAGATTGTTGAAATACTTTTTTAGAGTGTTCTGAAGATACTAAAGTTATGTTCATTCTATTAACTCCTTCAATCCAACTAGGATCACAAATTGTTGTTTCAATACCTGCGGTTAAACCTATATTATACTTTCCTATAGATTGAAATTCGTTTGGTACAGTGATTTGAATCCAAATATCTGGTTGTCTTGGTAATTGAGGAACTTGTAGAATTAAAGGTTCTAACCAACTATATTCTTGTTTATTGTCTTTAATATATCCCCAAGGAGTAACTCCCCAACGTTGAGATATGATTTTAATATCATACTCTTCTTTTTTTAATTCATATAGAGCTTTAACAAAGTCTCTAGATCTAGCACCATAACCTGAATACGTGTCAATAGGACAACTAATTACGCACAACTGTTTCATATTAATAAACTAAAGGGTGTACAATTTTTTTTCTTTCTAATTTTTCTGTCTTAATTAAATCAAACTGTTTTTTAGGTTTGAATGTATCAATAGTTTCATTTATAGTAGATATAACATTATCACACATATGAGCTGCGCTCATCATAGATTCATTAGATAATACCCACTCTCTAGCTGACATACCTTTTCTACTTCTTTCATCAGGAGATAAATTATAACAATCTTCAATTGCTTTAGCAACATCTCTAAAATCACATCTATCATCATAAATGTAAGGAGTAGGTATAGATCCTACAATACTAATATTAGTAGGAAATACTGGTAACGCCCATTCTCCATGGTTTTTATATTTGCCAAAATGATTTGAACAGAATTTATCATTGAAGTCAATCCACTTACCATCTTCATCTTCAAATCTCATTTGATCTTGCATTCCTCCTGTAACATTAGCTATAATCATTCTACCTGCCATCATAGATTCTGTTAAAGATAATCCCCAACCTTCATTAGATGAAATTAAAGCAGTCACATCAGACATGTTATAAAGCAAGTTTATTTCTTCTGCATTAAGTCTTGCATCTGAGAAATATACTTTTTGATATTCTGGATTACATATTAAATCTACTACTGCATTTAAGTCAGTTCCATTTTCATCTGCTCTTTGAGTATGCATTAATAGGGCACATTTGCTAGCCTTTTCTTTTCCTATCTTATCACAGAACATTGCATACGCGGCAATTAAATCAGAAGTACATTTTCTTCTAATATTTCTGGCATTATAGAATACTACGAACTCAGGTTTAAAATCACCGAATATTTCTTTTTTCTTTTTTTCTAAAGCCTCATTCTGATTTTGCATAAATTCAGTAATAGGATAGAATATCTTTTCATTAATTCCATGAGGAACGTATTTAAGAATTTTTCCTTTTACTTTATCTCCTAATACCATTCTATTAATATTAAGAGTTTGCTTTGATATAGCCATTAAAGTATCACAAGAGTCATAAAATGATTCATTGTATAATGGAGCAGGAAGATCATCCCAAATATTTAAATACACCATAGGTATTTTTTTCCTAATCTCATTTTCCATTTGAAATAACCAAACCCAATATCTAGGATCTGTAAAAAAGAAAATAGCATCCGGCTTTTCTATTTCAATTAATTGTCTAATTAATTCAGGACTTCCATACCCATTAGTAGGATAAATAAAAACAGAAGAATCATTTATGCCCATGATTCTATTTGTATCAGTAGATATGTCTAACTTTTTTCCTTGATCAGGATGATTAATTGCTCCACCTACATTTACCCAATTAAATACATGAGAACTTCCTACAACTATTTCTCTAGCCATTGTAGAGATTCCGCTTGTCATTCTAATATCATCACATAGAAAAAGAATTTTTTTTCTTTGTGCTTGAGGAATATAACCATTTATCATATATAACTTATTTTATTGCTTCAATTAAACTAGATCCTGTATAGTGTGTATTATATTGTTCATGAATACTTTGTCTAAATCCAGAGTCTGTAAGATACATAAACATAGCTCTTTCAACTATATCTTGTAAATTTATTTTAGTCTTAACAGATGTTACTTTAAAGTCTTCATATAGAGTCTCCGGTATTTTTACCGATGTTATAACTCTTTTTGATTTATTTACCATATTTTCTTTTATAATAAATATACAAGAATATACAAATAAATATGTAAATAAAAAAATATTTTATGTAGTTTTATTGCACAAGTCAGGTTTATTTGTATACGGACAAAACTTACAACTATTAGTATTCTTTGCGTATGATCTTTCCTTATTATGCTTGGCATTAGGATTGAAACACTCTCTTATGAATTTAGAGAAGTCTTCAAATGCATCTTGCACTTTTTTCTTTCCATTAGCTGGTATAAACTCTTGAACTCTGTATGTTGGATAGTCTGGATTAACAAACACTTTTCTCTTTACTATAAAGAATTTAACATCAATCTTTTCTTCTGGCACATTCATCGCTTTAGAATAAAACCTTTTATACAGAAGTATTTGATTAATTTTAGTCTGATCCTTTTTTTCATAATCAGACCATCCTTTAGTTGATGTCTTTATATCATAGATAGTATACTTATCTACAGCCTTTTCATATATTATAAAGTCTATAGATCCATTCATAAGAACTCCAGGAATATCATCTATTACTGGGAGTAAGATAGGAATTTCTATGCCTACTAGATCGGATGTCTTTCTTGAAAAGTATTTAGATCTATTCTTTTTGAACCAATCTAATGTAGCTTGACCATCCGCTAAGAATTCTTTTAACTCATCTTTATTACTAAAATGTTCATTCTTATTGTCTACTAAACTTTGTTTATAATTCTCTATAAGTCTATCTTCAAGAATCTTATCTAGATCAAGTTCATCAGCAGCTTTACCAGACTTTTCATACATAAGTTTAAGATACTCTTGTATAGTCTCGTGCATTGCAGTACCATATACTAAATAGATGGAAGGCTTAAATGAACTCTCTTTCTTTATATAAGTCAAATACCATTGATATTCACATTGCTTATAAATAGAATATTGAGAATAGGATACAGGAGTTTGGGTAGCCCAATTGATGTTTAAATTAGGTTTGGGCATTATTTCTTTTTACCTGTAATAATAGATTTAATTTTCTGTAGGTATAGAATAGCATCCATGTGCTCTTCAATTGCAGCTTCTATCCATTGTTCTAAAGACCAGTCTTCACGATCTAAGGTAACTCCATATTTTTCTTTACCTACTCTAGAACGATCTATAAACTTATCTACTATTGAATCTACAATAGAATCAGTTTTAATTACTATTCTACTATTAGAATCATTATACGTTGTTATTGTTCCGTATATATCTTTATTCTTGCTCATTAGCTAATTCTTTAGGATAAAAATCTTTATTAACGTGTCCACATTTTGTACATACAAATGTTGCAATAGGAATGACTCCGTCTTGCATTTCACCTGTTAAAAACTTACTAACCTTACGAAGCATAAGAGCTTCTTGAAATGTTGTATTAGAACATTCTTCGCATACTATTGATGTGGTCTTTTTTAAGTCTATGTTGACTTTCATTCTTTGATCCTGCATATTATTTGTTTTTAAATAAATCTTTAAGTTTTTTTGCTGGTACTATTGTATTGTAATTATCATCTATTAATGGGGCTCTCCATACTTCATAAGCAATCCATAATATAGCTACTACTACAAATAATGCTAAAATCATAATTTATATTTTTTTAGAGCTCCAATAAATTTCTCTTACTTTACCTCCTAATTCTTGATCATTAGGTGTTGAATAAATTAATTCTTCACTAACTGTAATTAGTCTTCTACTACGTTCTTGGCTACACATATGAGGTTGATAACATCCTTGACCAGCACCTTCAACATATCCTATTCTAGTATCGATGTGATCATTAAATCTGTATGGTGTGTCTTTACCACACATTACGCATTTGTCGATTGGGTTGTTTTGCATAACTATTATTTTAGTACCTGAAGTGGGACTTGAACCCACACGAGCTTTTTCTGCTCACAAGATTTTAAGTCTTGCGCGTATACCGATTTCGCCATCCAGGTTTAAAGAGCTGTCAGGGGAGGAGTCGAACCTCCATGCTGCAATTCAGTATTAGACAAAATAGCCGGCTTTGTGGTCAACCCATATCTAAATACCTATCTTGTTTTTCAGCGCCCACGAGACGAGTGGGTGTGTATGCCGCGTAGCTACTCTTTCACCACCTGACAATGATTAATAAATTCTATCTTGTTTTTCTTGTTTATATTCTTTGTACTTTCTTACCCAAGTAAAGCTAACATCAACTGCCATTAATATTGGTGCCATTACTAATATAGCTAATGTTTCTAATGCAGGAGATGCATATAAAGGATCTTCATTTCTTTTAGCATAACTTGTATACATTTTATATATGCAGTAAATTATGCTGATAATGTAAATAGTTAATATCATAACGTTTTATTTATTCAAATATAAAAAGATCTTTTGATATTGATATAATTGATCTTTAGAGTGATTCATTTTATTGATTTAGAAAGATATTTATTCTTGTACCACAAGGTATATATTTTTAACTTAAATCATTAGAAATGAAAAAAACTGAATTACTAGGCCTTATCAGACACGCTCTTACTTTTGTCGGCGGTATCGTTGTTGCAAAAGGTTTGATTGATGAGAGCCTATTCCAAGAAGTTCTTGGTGGTGTTATGACTTTATTTGGTGCTGGTTGGTCTCTTTGGGAGAAGAAAAAAGCTGCGTAATTAAAAACACTTTATTTAAAACAAAAGAGAGCCGGTTTCTACCGGCTTTTTTTATTAAAAGACTACTGTTCTTCAACTATTTTATTTTTTGTTTGTTAATTTAGTTTCTAATTTATCTAGTCTTGAATCCAATTGTGAATAGATGTCTTTTTCAAAACCATCAATTCTTGAATGACAGTGTCTATTTTCTTCAGCTATATTCTGATAAATTTCTCCTACAACTGAATCAAGTTGTCTTTGAATATTATCTAATTGATTTTTCACTTTTATTACCTTAACGAAGGCATAAGTAGCAACTATAGCCAAAGCTATAACCACAACGAATGCTATCCCTAAAACGAATGATAGTGTTTCCATGATTTGTTTCTCCTTATATGTCAAAGAACAGTAGCCTTGTTGACCCTCTCGGGCTTGAACCGAGGACCCACAGATTATGAGTCTGTTGCTCTAACCAACTGAGCTAAGGATCAATCTTGATTCAGAGCCCCCGCCCAGAATCGAACTGAGTTATCGTGATTACAAGTCACGCGCATCGCCAGCAATGCTTAAGGGGCATAAAAAAGGGAAGTCATTTCTGACCTCCCTATAAATTGATGGGAATAACGATTACCCATAATCCATGGACAGACCCCTTTTCACCCATAGTCCACAAAGATGATCAGTCTAAGTGTTGAGACTAGTTGGATTGACTACCAACAACGCCTGCGGAGATCGTCATGATTTTCTTCGGCGTATCCAGAGCACTTTTAGGTTGCGCATTCTACCTTTAGTGTTGGTGGTTTTAACTCATCTGTCTGTGAAACCCAACTCAATAGCTTTTCAGCTATCTTATTAGTGCCTTAATCCCTCTCAAGGATTTATTCGGCCACATTTTTATTTTTGGTGGAGATAGTGGGATTCGAACCCACGTCTCCGAAAGAGACAATAATACTAACGTCTCACATGCTTAGTACTGCTTGCGCTGCACCGTAAGGGCTGACTTGTTATGGTCGGATCCACCACTTGATTTTATGACTATCAAGAAAACAATCTACAGTCCTTATTTAACGAGTCGATCGTGAATACTCGGAGTAGTTCTGTTCCTAGGTTACTCACCCGAGTTTGACTAGGCAGCTACTGCGTAGTCAGCACCAACGAAAGACATTGCGTCTTCGAAAGTGAATGAAGATAATTCTTCAGCGTTTATTGTTTAGTATCTTCTAAGGCAGTATACTCAAATGCCTGCATGTAGTATTACCTCAACATTCGGATCGATACCGGTTATCCCCATATTTTAAAGATCTACACAGTAAAATACTGCGGTAGGTTTGTGTTCTAAAAAAGTTTCATCTAATGAATCTTCATCACTTGTAATAAGAGGAACAAATCTATTAGAGTTAAATGATGTGTATCCTTCTGGAACACTAACTTCTTCTAATATAAAATTGTTACTAACAGTTACTTGAGCTACGGTATAAACTTCACCTTCAGTAAGCACATCTTCATATCCATTTATACAGAGAACTTTCATATAATAAGTATTTGATTTTATGTAAAAAGACGTTTCAACGGTAGTCGTTCCGAGCGTTTCCCTCGACAGCCCATAGTAATTACTTTACTGGAATCTCGTGTGCAGATTGACCGGCACCTACTGCATCATTTAATTGAGCAGAATCAGTTACTACATTTACAGAGTCAACTGGAGCTACTACTGAATCTACAGGAGCTACAAGTGAATCAGTGGCAGGAGTCTCACCAGAACCACCACAAGAGGCAAGCATAACAAGCATTGCCATAGCGATAACCATCTTTTTCATTTTTCTATTTTGATTTGTTTCAATACAAATATAAGATAGATTTGTTTATTGGATACAATTAATCTTTATAGTGAACCACTTTTTTTATTGTCCCTTACTAGGAAATTTAGTCCAACCATTGATCCAAGTAGGCATAGCTAATTCAGGAATAATAACATCAATCTCTTTATTACCTTTTCCTAAAGCTAGTGTTTTAAGTTGATCATTAGTTAGGATTGTTGTTGCTTTACTAATAAAGTTTTGAGTTGGATTGAATGCACCTACTGAATTATTTTCAAATATAGATACACCGTCTTTTATTGCTTGAGCTGTTTCATTACTTTCTAAACTTAATCCACCTTTTATCCAACCGTAGATAGCACTATTCTTTACTGTAAATTGTGTAGCTCTTCTAAACCTTAAACCTAGATTGTGGTTCGCTAATGCGGTTTGATTATTAGGTCCAACTAATACCATTCCAATTAATTTAGGATGCGTAAATGGTTGTGCCAGTGAGCCCACACCATCATTATCACATTCTACACCATTACCTGCGTCACCGTTGTCTACAAACAAAGGATCACGTTTTGCAATACCATTTGTTACAGTTCCAGTGTAACCAAAATCAAAGTCAAAGTCATCATCTGCTGTAGCATACGCATAAAGATTTTTTGGAGAAACAGTTCCGCCAAAGAATTCAAATGCATCATCGTTAGCATAGATTGTTTGTACATTTTCAATTATAGTACCAGAACCTACACCACCTAAAGTAAGTGCATTAATTTCTGAGTTAGGTAATGCGGCAATTCCTGCATATTCAATACGAACATACTTCAAAATACCACTGTTGTCTCCATCATCATTACCACCAAATGGACGACCAATACCACCTTCAATAGTTGGTTCTGATGAACGATTAGTTTTTGCTTTGCCTAATATTACAATTCCACCCCAGTCACCAGGAGACCTCTCGCCGGCGATTTTTCCTGAGGTAAAAATGATTGGTTTTGTTGCTGTTCCTTCTGCAATAATCTTTGCACCTCTTTCGATACATAAAGCACCTTTTTCTGCAATATCACTTTTAATTACAGTTCCTGCTTGAATAATTAATGTAGCACCTTCTTTAACATAAACGTATCCTCTTAGAGTCCATTCTTTGTCAGAAGTAAGAGTTGTAGTTATTGTAATGTTACCCGTAATTGTTTTGTCAGTAGGTACATTTATAGGTGGATCTATAGGTTCTTTTTTACAAGCAAATAAACCGATAATTACTAAAAATAAAATTAGCTTTTTCATAAATTCAAATTAAATGTTAATGAAATTGATTGTTCGTTATTTGTTTTAATTAAATTGCCTCTTGATTTTTGATAATAAACAGATGGTTGGGCAAGTATATCACCTACTGCTAATTTTATTTCTCCTTTACCTACTTTACGTAAGAATACTAAATCTATAACATCTCTAGAGTTTTCAAATATATCATCGTATCCTTGAAAACCTACCGCAGATATTCTATCTCCAACTCTGTTATAAGAAATGTTAAACGTATTTTTTCCTTTATGTAAATTCAATCCACCATTTACAACATAATTAGATTGTCCTTGTAATTGTCTTTTTCTTCCATTAACAATAACTTCAGATTTAACTATAGAAGTATTAGTATAAGCATCTAACCAATTAGTTATTTTTTTACGAAATTCTATTTCAAATCCAGCAACTAATGCTTGATCTGGGTTCAAGTAAGTTAATAATAGGTTTGATGGTACAGATCCATCTGCTACTATTTGTTCAATTGGCTTTTTAAAGTCTTTAATAAAGAAAGCGGCAGATATATTTTCACCTTGTTTAGGATAGTATTCTAATTTAATATCAATATTGTATATATCTGTTTTTTCTAAATTAGTATTACCCAATAATTGAGCATTACGTACAAAATCATAATAAGCAAAATTAGCCACTTCTCTAAATTCAGGTCTTGCTAATGTTTTACTAGCAGATATTCTATATTTGAATTTATCCCATTCATAAGAAAAGTTTACCGACGGTAAAAAGTCTAAGTACTTCCTATTTACATCAACTTTTTGTCCACTAAAATCTGCAGTATTAACATTAAACAAATTATATTCTGTTCTTAAACCTGCATTTACTTTCCAACCATTTAACTCGCCTTCATATAAAGCATACGCACTCGCTAAATCAAAATCTGCTGAATACTTGTCTGTGTTGTTAGTAATTTCATCTAACATGTCTATAGAAGTATATCTAAAGATTCTAGCTTTGAAAGTTCTATATTTTTTAATATAGCTTGAACCCATTTTAAAATTACCTAGTTGTTTATTCACACTAGCATTTAAACCATTTTCATCCATATCACTCCAGAAACGATAAGTATCTCTCCATGCTGTTGCATAAGGTTCATTAACACCTAATGATTTAGTTATTGGATTAATTCTATAGTCTGGTTGTTTTCTTATCATTAAGTTATATCCTACATTAAAATCAAAAGTTTTAATCTTGCCATCAAATTGTGAATTGATCAATGTTTTAATTATATTGTTAGATGCTGTACTTCTTACATCTTGAACATTATCATAATTTTCACCATTACGAGTTAAATACGTTTGTTCAACTTGATGATTAAATAATGTTTTCCAACTATACTTATTCTTTCCTGTATAAGTAATATTAGTTAGTGCATTTAATAATTGCACCTTACTAAATGAAGTATCTTTATATTTGTAAGCTAATTCAGTTGAAGATTGATAATCTTGTCTATCAATGTAGTTTAATTGGAATGTATTTCTTGTTGTTGAACTAAATAAAAAGTTCCACTTATTTCTTTTTAAACCAAAAGACATTGATCCATTTAAGTTAGGAATGGATTTAAATTGTTTGGCGTCTGGAGACTTTATAAGGCTTGTATAATTCCTTTTCTCTGTGTTTGTGCTTACGCGGTAAGTGTATGTGGATGGAAATTGAGTGGGGACGGTCGTATAATCCACCAATTTGAAATTTTGGGAAGTTGATACGGCCCCGTAGTTCATTCCGAGGCCTAATGAGAAAAAATCATTGGACACATCTTTTGTAGTTATTTGAACAATACCTCCTGCAAAATCACCGGGTAAATTAGCTGTAGCTGACTTTGCTACTATGATATTATCTATAAGTCCTGAGGGAATAATATCAAATGAGAATGCTCTACGATCAGGTTCTGTTGAAGGTAAAATGGTTTTATTCAACATAGCAGAGTTATATCTGTCTGCTAAACCTCTAACCAATACAAATTTATCGTTCTGTATAGTAACACCATTAACTCTTTTGAGTGCGTCACCTACACTACGGTCAGGAGTCTTTTTTATAAATTCAATAGAAAGACCATCAGATATAACAGAACTATTTCTGATACTATTAACAACGGCAATATTGGATTCTTTCTTTTGTACAGAACGAATTGTAATATTGTCTAGTTTTTGATTAAAAATTGTGTCTTGAGAAAATGACAGAACCGGGAATAGTAAAAATAATAACGTTTTTAATTTCATATAAATAGATATTTTGGAAATTTATTCCAAATGATATCTTAATATTACTAAATTATTAATTATTACTTACTGCTTTTCTCCTTAGTGCCAAAATAATAACTAAAGATCATTAGTACTAGCGTCTTTATTAGATCAAATAACTCTTTATTTTGCTCAGGAGATATTAAATTAATTTTCCAAGCTATAGTTTTATCAACAATAAATAAAGCAACTAAAGCAGTAAATATCATTAATATAAATCTAACTAATATTTCTTGAGTATTTTGTGCAAATAGTTTATACGTAAAATAAACAGACATCATTATAAACCCTAAAGCCGCAAATATCCCTAGAATCATTGTTAATCCACCTTCTGAAAACATAACTTTATTTTAATTGGTTTTGACTTGTATCTATTTTTTCAGTGATTACACTATCAGATTTTATAGTAGTATTTGTTTTTTCTTTACCCCAAAAATTCTTTTTAGTCTCAATATAAACAGTATCTATTTTATATACAATTTTTTCAGTAGCTATTGTTTGTTTACTTAATACTTCTTTATATTTTTCAACTTCAGTATTTAAATAGCTTATTTCTTTAACTATTTTAACTACTTGTTCTTTAGCAGTTGAATCTGATTGGTGGTAAACTAGAACTGCTGTATCAAAGTGTTTTTGGCTACTTTCAAGTATATTATCTACTTCTATCATTTGTTTAGTTATAACCTCTTGATCTTGGTTTTTACAACTAAATAAAAATAAAAAAGATAATAGTAATAATTTTTTCATATTATTTAATTTTACCTAATTCTTGTAACAATGTAATTTTAGAAACAGCAGAAGCTAAAGCGCTATCAGATCTACGAAGTTGATTTGATAATATATCAACTTTGGTTTCTAATACTACAATTTTAGCGTCTTGTTTAGTTACTATTTCTTTATTTGATAATTTAATATCAACATAAAGATATCCAATTGCAATTAATACAATAAATAATAATCCTTTAACAGGATCTTTGCTAAATTCTTTAAATGAGATTGGAGGTTTAATTGTTCCTGCCAATGATTCTACCGCTGTTTTTTTTGGTGCCATGTTATTTTTGATTTTTACTACCTTCTTGAGTGGCGTATTTTATACCCATAATTGTTCCAACTATTGAAAACGCATTTGTCAATAATACACTAAACATGTTACTCCAAGTAGAGCCAATAATCTGTGTATCCTTACCAGTAAGCATTGCCATCCAATACAATGTAGTTGTTACAACACCTACGCCAATAATAACTGCTAATGCAACTTTTACAATCACCTTAATTAACTCGGATTGACTTTTTTTCATTACCACATCTAAATCATTTAACGCAGCATTTTTTTCTATTTCAATTGCGTCTTTCAGTTTTTTAGAGTTATCCAATTCAATTTGTAAATCTTTTGATAGGGCATCTATCTTGTTTTTACTATTGACAGCTTCAGTAACATCAGTAGCAATTTTGATTACATTTGTAACATTTCCTTTGCTGTCAAAGACTGGATTATAGGTGGCTTGTAAATAGATAGTAGAGCCATCCACTTTTTTTCTTTCAAATATTCCGTCAAAAAACTTGCCGCTTTTTAAGGATTTCCAAAACTTACTATACTCATCTGATTTTGAATACTCATAAGTTACAAAAATACTATGATGCTTTCCTATCACTTGGCTTTTTTCATTTGATCTATATCCCATGGTTTCTAAAAACACAGAATTAGCATCTACAATAAAACCATTAATATCAAAAGTAATAGTTGCAGTACTCTTATTAATTGCGTCTATCTGTTTTTTACTATTTACAATCATAGTAATGTCAGTAGCAACTTTCATTACTTTAGTAATTGTACCACTCTCATCGTAAATAGGATTGTATGTTGCTTGTAAGTTGATAAGACTACCGTCTCTTTTCCTTCTTTCAAATTCTCCTTGATAGTATTTACCACTTCTTAATATATCCCAGAACTTTTCATATTCCAATGATCTTGCATAATCTTCACATACAAAAATACTATGGTGCTTACCAATAAGTTCTGCATGCTCATCTGCACCATATCCCATTGCTTCTAAAAATATTGCATTAACACCTAAAATTTTTCCAGTTAGGTCAAAATAGATGATAGCATTGCTACGATTAATCGCTTCAAGCCTACTTAGTAATTCTTCTTTAGATAGATTTTTCATTTATTGAGTTACTACAGTATCTACAACTTCAATAGCTAAAGTATCTATAGGCTCTACAGGAACAATTACACTATTAATAGGAGTATCTGGAAAAGCATCGCTTACAACATTAATAATTGCTTCAAAATTCAATGATTCTTCAGCAATATATCCTTTTTGAACAGCAAATATTCCAGCGGCAATTGCTACTACTGATAAGATGATTACAATTTTCTTTTTACCTTTAAATTTAGTTATTAAAGGAATTAGTTTTGATACTACGTTTTTCATTAATCTTTTTTTATATGGTTTTCTATATTTTTTATAACCTTTATATTTTGATCAATTAATTTACGATCTTTAAGGCCGTTCCTTCTAGACTTCATAGGTCTTGGTTTCGGTGATTTTTTTGCCATTATAACTCCTCCTCTACCGGCTCTTCTTTAGCTCCAGCTTTTTTATTTACAAACTTATCAATTGAAGCTATACCAAAGCATCCTAATACTAACCACATGAATGCATCGAATATAAAATCATTAATTACTAATGGCTTACCTAAATATCCGGTTACAATATCTGCTAATGCAAATCCTACCATCATTACGAAAGCTAAAAAGCCTACTACAGACTTTTCATTAATATCATTGTTGTCTTTAAACAACTTGATAAAAAAAGATTGTTTTGATTTCACTTGTTATACTTTTAATTAATAAATGTACAACCATTATGAAACTAAACTACTTCAATAAGCTATAATACTCTTTGAAATGCTTGATTCTGTCAGGAAGACCTATGGTACCACCATTTACTCTTTTGGTAACTGAAGTAACTACAGCATCTGTAGCACCTTGATCTGCAATTTTATGAAGACCATTTTTATGGAAAAACCATGCAGCAGAAAGTAGAGGATACTTTGTTGCAACTAAATCTGGATTATCAATGATTGATTCGGCTACTACTGCATCGAATGCTTTATAATTATCTTTTCCGGTTAATTGAATATAGCCTCTGCCACGAAATCTATAACCCTCTCCAGAAGCTTCAGGGCCATTACCCATTCTAGCTCCATAAACTAGATTAGCAATTTTTTCTGGCTTGCGCTCATACAATTTAGCTTTTTCTTCTGTTGGGAAATACTTCTTGAATATACTCAATAGACCTTTTGCTCCGTAATTTAAATTTTCGTTAACTGCTTTAAATCCACCGGATTCGTGGCCTGCTTGAGCAAGAAAATGTGCTAAACGAAGTGGAGTGTTTAATTCAAATTTAGCAATTGTGTCTGGTAGCTGTGTAATAACAGCATCAGGGATATGCCCTTTAAGTTTGCTTATGTCCATAGTATATAAATAATTTACTTAATTTATTTACAACCTAGATTCAAAAACAATTAAAGTATTATTTTGATTATGTCTCTTATTAAATCTTCTCTTCCTAAAAATTCTAAAGCTATTAAAGATACTCCTAGTGCCAATCCAAATAATTGCGCTATAATTATAAACTTTAAAGAAAACTCTATTAGGCGGTTTTTCATAACATTTATAAATATCATTTAAATTGGTTCAAAACTCTAGAAAGTTGATCTTTTGCCATAACTCCTGAGTTTCTGTATGCTACTTGACCTTGTCCATCTAGTATGATCAAAGTAGGTACTGATGTTACAGAATATCTTTCTGCAAAAGAAGCATCATAATCAACATTAATGTAGTTTATATTAACTCCCAATTCTCCAGATACCATTTCTACAACTGGTTTAAACATCTTACACGGTCCGCACCAAGGTGCTGTGAAATACAAAACTTGCATATTAATTTATTTTAAATTTAAAGTTAGTTAATTTTTCTATTTCTTTTATATCTACTTCATTATTTTCAATTCCATCAGCTTTAGACTGATCATTATTAAATATATAAGCTTTCCATTCATTTTTGCTCTTTATATAAATAACTTTCCAACACTTATCAGGAACCGATACTCTACCTATTTTTCTTTTTTCTCCTACTGAGCCTGTCCATACTTTAACTGAATCTAATGATTTAGCTAATTCTCTAGTACGCATTTCTAAAGTCTTCCAATCCCCTCTATTTAATTGTCCATATTGTGGAACCATATTAGAGAAATAAAAAGACTCTATCATAGCATCTTTACCAGAACACTGATTATCAGCTGCTGGAGCCATATGGCCACGATCAAAACCTGATTTGATATAATCACTAGCTAAATCGGTATAGGCGGCCAGAAGTGGGTCTGGTACAAATCTATCATGTCTTGGTATGGCTTTGTCACATTGAACCTTATTCTTTGTCACCCACCATTCAACTAGTACAGGATACTTTAAAGATTTTGAAAATACAGTAATATACTCTTTATGGAACAATCTCACTGTATCTTGTGCCTTTAATGACACACTAAGGAAAAGAACTATCGTTGTGGATAATAATGTTCTAAACATTCTTTATTATAAATATCTTTTGTCCTCATATACCTTTTAGGTGTAAAAGTATACGAATGCTTAGGCCTATTCTTTTTTTCCCACTCTGCATATTGATCTTCTTTAAGCCAGTGATCTGTTTGTTTTTTCATTGTTTTAAGTAATAAGTCCCGTCTTTGTTCGTACGTCATATATCAAATATAAGCAAATTTTATTATCGTATGATAAAAATGTTTATAGTAATAGTGTATTAGGTTGATATTTATTTATATATGATGTTAGTAGAAGAAATACCGTGGTTGCACTTTGTAAAACTAAATCACATTAGAAAAATGTCTTTAAATGAGCAGGTTAGTGCTTATAGACAACATCTTTGTGATATTGAACAGATACGAATGTGTGGAGGAAAATCAAAAACTAAAGTAATTGGAAATATAGGTTATCTTCAACAAGAAGATTTAAATTATATTTTACAAGAAGACGGATCAAAAATATTTGTAACAGGAATAAAAGAAGTATAAAATGCCAGATTTACCAATATCAGGATTACCAGCAGCAAATTTACCTTTAGATGGAACAGAATTATTTGCGACAGTTCAAGGAGGAATAACTAAATACTCAACATTAAATTCAGTAAACTATATTCCTGGTAATAGCTATGGATTATATGCTCAAATAGTAAATAGCACTCCTGTAACTGCTACAACATCAGAATTATCTTTAATAAATAGTACTGATGGTATAGGTACATTAACTGTTCCTGCTAATGGTTTTAGAGTCGGAGATAGTTTTAGAGCGGATTTTGGTGGTCAGTTTTCTTCTAAGAATAATGATACTATAAGAATTAGAGTTAAAACAGGAAATGTAATCTTAGCAGATAGTGGAGTACAAACTATGTCAGCAGCAGTTGATGACATTTGGCAACTCTCTATTAATTTTACAATTAGAGAACTTGGAGCAGCAGGAGTAGCAGATATTGTTTCACTTGGTGTATTTCATACTACAAAACAATCTAACGGTGCTCCGCAAGGATTTGCTTTTAATACTATTAATAATACAACATTTAGTACTACAGTAACAAATGTTTTAGATGTTACAGCTCAGTTTAGTTCAAATAGTCCTTTAAATTCAATATTTACAGACATATTCGTATTGAATAAAATCTATTAATTACTTAAGGGAGCTTTTATTTTTGAATGCGATTGATAATTTATTAACTCAAAACAATCTGGTCTGTAACTTAGTATTTTTTCGCTAAATGTTTTTTCTCCAAGATGTTCTTTAACTGCTTCATGCATATACCAATTCCTTTCAGTTATTTGAACTTTAGGTAATTCATATGGAGTTCTAGTAATTTGTTCTTTAGCTTGTTCAATATGGTTATTATACAAATGAACGTCACCTAAATTACCAATTAAATCTTCAGGCACCATGTTTACTTCTTTAGCAATAATCTCAAGTAGTAGTGCATATGAAGCAATATTGAATGGTAGACCAAGGAATGTATCTACTGAACGTTGATTCCACATTAGAGAGATTGCTCTTCTTGGAATGTTTCGTTGTTCTAAACGATTTATAGCTACATTATGTAAACCATCTGGCGGCCAGTCGTATTTGGCAATGCTATACCTTTCTTTTAAACTCAACTTTCTCGTATAAACTTGAAAACCATAATGACAAGGCGGAAGTACCATTTGATTTAATTCACCTACATTCCAAGCACTAACCATTAATCTTCTACTATCTGGATTTATTTTGAGTTCTGAGATTAGGTTTGCGATTTGGTCTACGTGTTCAGTACCTTTATAGAATACGCTTCTACTATTCCAGTTTCTCCATTGCTTACCATAGATTGGTCCTAACTCCCCCCACTGTTTAGCAAACTCATCATCTGTTTTTATTTTTTCTACAAATGCTTCTTCCTTTGTAACAAACGGACCCCAATCAATTTCGCCGTTATATTTTTCATAGTTCTTAATTGCATCACCATTCCAAATATGACAACCATTATCAACAAGGTATTTGATATTAGTATCACCTCTTAGGAACCATAGTAACTCTGTTACCATAGTTTTCCACGCCATCTTTTTTGTAGTTAGCAATGGAAAGCCTTCTTTCATATTGTGCCTAATTTGCCAACCAAAGATTGATTTAGTGCCTGTACCTGTACGGTCTTTCTTATCTATACCAAAATGTAAGATATGTTCTAATATTTCTTTATACTGACGGTCTATATTATTCATTATTCAGTCATTGATAAGCGCTTATTAAATTCAGATGCTGCTGCATAGTTTTCATCTTCTAACATCTCAAGAGCAATATAATAGCGATTTAATTGAGTTTCATATACAAATAATTCACTTTTAATACTATCTGCAAAATTTTCTGCTTGTAATACTCTAGTTTGTAAACTATCACAAATTGATTGAACTTCTTTTAGTTGCTTTTGTGAAGATGATGTAAAATAAACTTGAATAAATAGCATTGCCATAGCTACTATGACAGCCGTAGTTAAAACCTTTACCATATTTAATTGTTTAGTATATTTCGTCGTAGATGTTTTCATCGGCCATCTCCCTACCTGCTACTCTATTTACAGCTTCTCTTTCATCTAAAAAATCTTCTCCTTTATAATCTGGGTGTTTTTTCTTCATATAGTCAATACCTCCTACCCACAGCCATACAAGTGCTGCTAATAGAGTGAAAGCGATAGCATAAATTATAAACATAGTATATTATTTTAGTCCCACCAGGTTCTAAGATCTGATCCATCCCAATCTTTGTATTCCTTATACTTCTTTCCATGGATGATCTCGCAAAACTCTTTCCACTCTTTTTGCTCTAACCTATGAGCTTCTTTATATACTTTTCTTTGATGATCTTTCTCTTCAGGAGTGTCATCATCAGCTAGCATATAAAAGTCTTCATTTCCTGTTTCTATAAATCTGAGTGGTTTATAGTTAATTTGTCCGTGAATTTTTTCCGCCATCATGATATAGTTTGAATCAACTATGTTATCAATAATTTGACAGAGCCTCCTCATTTTTATTATCTTTTTATCACTGGACTCTTTAACTTCATAACCTTTTGTTTCCATTCCGTTAGCCTGTATTTCTACAGACTTTCTCAGCATCATTAGAGTAAAGCTATGATCCCACCATCTATGAGACCACAACTCACGGCGAAACCTCCATACGTTCTTAAAGAACTCAGGAAGTTGTTTCACTATGGTATTATAAGTCCTATAAATAAGACTAGACTCCCACGTTAACCTCTTCAGACTTTGAAAAAAGGAATTTTTTGCTTTGACTTCCATAACCTTTCTTTTGATAAATATATAATAATAAAATTAAAGAAAAAAATATTTTTATAAAGCTATTTTTGGCATAGGTTTAAGGTTTTGAGTAACTGTTCCCTTTAACTCTTTCATGTATTCATAGAGCTCTAATGTTGTACCATTAAAAGATTCCATGATAGAATCTAACTCTTCTTCAGATACTTTAAATTCTTTCTTGAAGTCTTTCTTCATGTTTTTAATTATCTCTGTTTCTTCTTTTAGGAAGTCTTCATGAAGCTTTTTGTATCTGGCTCTAAATAAACTTATCTTGTCTAATTTTTCTTCGTAACTCTTTAAATGCTGAGTAGCGTCTTCAAGTAAATAGTTTTCGTGTTCTGCCTGATAATAGTAGTCAGATGTTTCATAATCACCATTAAGTATCTTCTCATAAAGAGTGCGATAAGGATGCAGGGTTTGCCTTTGTTGATAGCGTCTCCACCAAACAAATTGATTGTAAGTTTTTCTTGACAATTGAGAGAGTCTTTTTTCAATATGCTCTCTCTCCATTTTAGTTTCGAATATCATAACCTTTATTTTTTTGTTTAGTTGAACATGTCGTAATGCCTAGGATAAACGTGTAGATTTGTAATAAACCAATGCATTTGACCTACTGGATAGCCTGTCTTTTCTGAAACTAATTCCATTAGTTTAGCAAATGTGTATTGGTCGTTACAGAAACCAAACACAAGATCAATGGATCTAGCAAAGACTGTAAGATGTAGTTTATCGTTTTTGATATAGAAATTAAGTACGTCATTACAAGGTGTATCATATTTGTATCTATCTATTTCGTGTAGAATATAATGTACAACAATTGCTCGACGTGTTTCTTTATTTCTTTTTAGTTCGCTAATAACTTTGTTAAGTTGTTCATTATAATTCCAGAAGTATCCGTAATTAGAGTTTACCTCTGTAGTATATGGTATCATCATTTGGTTCCATATCTTAGCACGTTCTGCAATTTGTTTAGCATCTCTATCTCCTTTAACATACCATTCCCATTCATATTCTGCATAATCTTGGTTAAACTTACGTCTAGGAGTTGTAATTACTTTATCTGCTGGATTATCGACTGTAAAAGAAACATTGAACTTAGCTTTAGTATTAGCAAAGTCTTCACCTGTATCTATGATATAATGAAATAAGTTTTCAAATGCACTAGTAGGGGTCGAATAAATTTTATTGTCCATATTGTTCTACTTGTATAAATTGTGATAAAAAGTCTATGCCTTGAGTATTTCGATATACATTCAAATATACAACTTTTTTTATTCCTGATTGCAAAATAAGTTTAGAGCAGTCTAAACAAGGACTAAGTGTTAAGTACAAAGTGGAACCATCTACAGAGTTGCCTGTTTTTGCTGCTTTAAGAATGGCATTAACTTCTGCATGGATAACATGGGGCAGAGTGACATCATCTTTCTCACAAGTGTTGTCCATACCTGCAGGAGTGCCATTATATCCAAATGATATTATATTGCCATCTTTAACTAAAACTGCGCCGACTTTTGATCGAACGCAGTGTGACAGAGTAGAAGTTTCCTTAGCTATGTTAATAAATACTCTGTTTAGTATTTTTTGCTTAAAGTCCTGTAGAACCGAATCCACCTGAGCCTCTTTGTGTATTTCTGTTTGGTAATTCATCAACTTCTAATATATCTAGGTAACCAACTGGAATTAAAACGAACTGAACTAATTTTTGTCCTGTAACAATAGTTTGATCTTTATCAGATGTATTAATCATGTGGAGATGAACTTCTCCTTCATAGTCTTCATCTACTACGCAAGCACCTACTGATAGTCCTTGCTTAACAGCTACACCTGATTTATTAAATGCTACTAGAGCATAGCCTCTAGGAACTTGTACTCTAACACCTGATGGGATCAATACTGATTCACCTGGCTTTAGTATTGTAGTTTCAAAATCCTCAGGTACATAAAAATCAATTCCTGCTGATGCTTCTGTGCCCCTATTTGGGGTCTTTACGTTTCGTAACTTTTGTATCTTCATTTTGAACATTGTTTTGATAATCATTTAGTGAAGCAATATACGCAACACAATCTAATAAATTGTCTTCTTTATGGTTGTAAGCTTGTCTTGATAACTTTAATGCAATCATTGCGTTATACATATCAACTGCAGTTAGTTCTTTACGACTTAATAACGATGCAATTTTAGCTGCTTCTTGCATACCTTCTTGCATTGGCCCATATTGACGGGCTTTCTCTTCAGATCTCTTGTAGATAATCTCGTTTGCTTGTTCTAGTATATTCATGGAATAAATATAAAACAGAATTAATAAATGGTAAAACTATTCTCCTAAGTACTTAATAATATCAGACTTATCACCCCACTCTCTTTGAGAGTCTACATCACTTGGTTTAATTGTAGGCTTAGGCATATTTCTAGCAACATTCCAGAACCAATTTCCAGAGTGACCATAACGTTTCATATAATCCCAACCTTTTGCATCATAGGTTTTGATACAATCAAATGGAGTATCGATGTCACAATCTTTAAGGAACTCTTTATGATACGCATAAAATTTAGCTCTACCTAATTCACCTGGTTGCACATTTCTTGCAACTGCTACTGCATTAAATTTAGTATCTGGAAGTGCAATCTGAAGCGTTCTAGATAATACGCCTGTTGAGAATACACTCCACAATTCATCTATATTTTTATCTTTAAATGCTTCATGAAATATCTTAACTCCGCCTGCTACAACTTGTTCATGTTTAAGACCGAATGGTAAATATTTTGCACCGATCTTTTTTGCAAAATCTTTTGCCCAACCATTAATAGTAGGCATAGCAGGAGTTTTCAAGAATATAGGAGTCGCTCCATCTTCAATAACACGTAGTTGATGCTCAGATGCTTCTTTAGATGCTGGCATAAATAGTATCAACTTTTTATTATACTTTTTAGCAAGATATGTTAATGAGT